ATCCACTTGACTGCCTCTACTGGAAGTTTTGCAACGTCAACGGCCTTGCCTGCCAACGTTCTGTTTCCACCTGCTGCATTTGAGCCCTGCTCAACGCTCGTGAATAACTGTTTGATCTGTTCAGGTGATAGGTTTGCTTCAAACACATACTGTTCAATTCTCGTAACCCAAGGATGGATTTCCTTCTGTTCAAACAGCGTCCATGCCGGATCGTTCCAGCCTTCAGTAACCAATTGTCTTTTTTGTATCTGTCCTAGTCTCATTATAGCATCTTCATCAGTTGTTGTTTATCTCTTGCTGGAAGTTGTTCCAACTGTTTCTTTAATTCTGGTGGTAGCGTTGATCCAGGTTCAGCAAATTGATCCTTTGCTGCCTGACCCGCTGCCTTAAATGCTCCTCCAATGCCTCCGCCCTGTGCGTCTGCTGGAGCAACACCTGTTCCTGTATCCTTTTGTCCGCCTTCGTCACGTGCAACTGCCTGTCTTACCGCTGCCATGAATATGTTGTCCAATTGTCCTCTTGATAGGGTAACTGCACCATCCTCAAATATAAATTCTGCTTCGCTCCAATCAATGGACGCTGCCTGCATTGTTTTGTTTTGCTGGCTTGGTGGAACTATTTTCTTTCCTTTCTGGCTCTTGATAGCAACGTTATTGGTCGGAGTGGGTTGTGGTTTTTCTTGATCCTGTGATGTAGTTTGTTGTGTGTTCGTAGGTTGTTGCGTGTTAGTGGGTGCATTTGCATCCTTGGCACCTGCTACGGCACCCTTTGCAACATCCGCCACGCCCTTTGCCACTGCTCCAACGCCCTTGGCTATTCCGCCTGCAACCTTGCCTACGCCCTTAGCAGCCGCGCCAGCGGCCGTCCCTACGGCGGCTCCAACTTTTTGACCAGCAGTCATCTTGGTCATTTCCTTTTCGGCATCTCCCGTAGGATAGTTGTTCTTTCTTAGAAAATCTATTACTGTCTGTGGTGTTGGCTTTCCGCCAACCTTGCCCATGAATGTATCAAATTGTTTGATTAACCAGTTGGCTTCCTTGCCAACTTCAAGATTGCCCTTTGCTTGTCTACCAGTAGCACCCGGAACGAATGATTTTGCCTTGTTAGCAAATCGTGATAGCATGCCCTGTGGTGCTTCATCTAATTGTTGTTCGATCAGAATTTCGTTTAAACGCATTGATAAATGTCCATTACTTTATTAATGTAGTATTTATGTTCGAAAGACTGTAAAGAGAGATCTAAAGATCTCTTGCACTTTCGCTGTCGCTCAGTGCATTTTTCTCCTCACGAACTTTTAAGACACTTATTATATAGTGAACAATAACTGCGAAGCAGTTTTAGCATCATCTAGATTGTATGGTCACAATTAGCCCGTCTCCGGGCCAAAGGTGTGTTTTGAACATCATCTGAGTTCGCACAGTCACAATAGCATTAGAACTACAAGATTGTATAATTTACAATATTTTACACAAAATTTTAATATATTTTGTATATTGTACAACCTAGCGCAGGCGGTTATCCGGTACCTACTCATTCCGTCTTAGTATCTTATGTACAACGGCAGTTATACTTGAAATGCTATCTCCAAGTATAACCTGTGGGAATGACCCACTCTTTTAGCCTATTCGTTACTTTATTATTACACAGCAAACCGGTTGTTTTAGGCATATCCGATCGTCGTCCTGTTAAGGATAGTGCTGTTGCCACTCCGCCGTTACCCAGAGAATTCCTTACCGTGCGACATCACCACGGATTTCGGGCACCATACCAGTTGCCGGTGCAGGCTTAATTAACGGTTTATACTGCCTTAGAGTATTGTTTTGAGGTGTTCTTTTAGAATTTTGGAACCGCCCACTCGCACGTTGATTATTCCATTGTAATAATCGTCTGTTTCCAGCACCCTGCGATCAAACTGTTCCTTTGCCTCTAGATAACTTAGTACGCCTTTGCTTGGACAATAGTGAAGAATTTCTCTTGTAAACTTTTCTTCGCCTAGTTTTGCAACGTCTTCCAGAAGATTGTCCGAGGAGCCCCAATAGTCTCTCCAATCGCTTTCAACTGTTGAACGTCTTTTATTTTTTCTGCCTTTTAAAGGTGGTCTAGTTTTTTTGAATTGAGCAAGTTTCTTGCCTATGTATTTTCGCCCGTTTGTGAGATTTGTGATCAAATAGACAAAGCCAATGCATCCCTCCGGAATTTCATCAACAATTTTGTTATTATGTGTCCATTTGTGAGTCGTCATCAGTCTTACTTACTTTCGACGGTCGACCCACCATGCCTTTTCTGGCTTCCTTCCTATCTGATCTCTTATTTTGGATTTCTAATCTGCGTGTGCTTGCGTGCCTTCTTATTTCACTTAGCCAAAATCTTGCCTTTATTCCTGCCTCGTCTGATTCCTTGTATTCAAAACGTTCCTGCCACTTGAAGTAGTTTTGGAACGCTTCTATCATTTGATCATGTGAATCAGTACTCATGCTTTCTCTATGTTAAAGTTTATAACAATTCTATAATCTGCATTTCTAGGATGCATGCCTGCATGTAAAAATTTACCATCAAACATTACAGTCCTGCCCTTTCTTGGTTCTATTCTTTTGCTGATGCTAAGATGTTTTGGGTATTGGCTAGGATCATAATACACTTTATTGTTCCAATCAAAGCCATCCTTGCTTATTTCGTTATCAAAAATAAAAGTATCACCGTCTGCATCATTAACATAGTAAAGCAACACCCAATGGGGAAGTAGATTATCAATGTGTGGAGTATTAAAACAATTTTCTAAATCTGTATAAACTTTAGGTTGTAGATTTGCTTTGACTCTCTGTAAGGTTCCTGTTATTTCAAACGCTTTTTCAAATCGTTTGTTCATCTCGAGAAACAATTCGCTGAACGGAGAATTAATTTTTCCATCAAGTATTGCTCCGTGACAGAGCTGGAAGTGTTCAAATATTGGATTATTTTCCTTAAAATGATTTAAAAGTTCCTGACCTGCTGTGTTTTCGTGTCCTTCGCCGAGATGCCAAGGAAAATCCCCAGTTAGATATTTTTCTATATCGTTTTTTTCAGCATCGGTAAAGATATCATCACGAACTATTATGGTCATTGTACTATTTCAACATCATTTGAATATGAAGTAAATCCATTCTCCTTAATAACTTTCAGCACGTGATTAACACGACCTGCTAGATCGTCTCTGTGCGAAATTAGGAACACGTTCTTATTTCTTTCACGTGTCATCTTCTTAAGAATACCAATGGAACTTTCAACACCAGCACTGTCCATACCACTATCCACTAACTCGTCAATAAACAATAAGTTGATTGCATGATACAGGCTTTCCCAAACGTCACGGAACGCCCAACTTAAACTTAAAATGAGCCTATTTCGTTCTCCTCTACTGAGGTTATCAAAGTCTAAGTCCTGTCCTAGTTGTGTAATTGTGACCGTTAAATCGTTCTGAAATTCAACAATGTGCGGTAATCCTACCTTAGCAAGATAATAAGTCAAACGCTGATTCAAGTATGCTAGGTTCTGTTCAATGATCTTCTTACGCACAAAAGAATCCTTGTTTGTAAGCAGTTTGTATAGGAAGTCCATGTGTTCCTTGACCTTGGTTAGATCATTTAGCGTGTCAAAACTAACTTCCTGTATTGCAGTTTCCTGCAGATCCTTAATCTGTTCAAGATATGGATTCTCCTCAGCAGACTTCTTAACCAATTCTTTTTGTAAACTCTCAACGGTGTTACGGTGATTGTATGCTTCTTCCACACTATCATACTGCGTTACCGGACAGTTTTCCAATTCTCCGATGTCACTTACAACTTTTGAGTGTTCTTGGTATTGTGTATCATTAGTTAACAGTTGTAATGCTGCTTCCTGCAACATTTCTTCCTTCTGTTTTCTAATTTCTACCTGCTTGTTGTCATGAATTTCCTGTCCGCAAGCATAACATTCGTGCTTGTCAATGGATTCTAATTCTTTTTTAAGTTTAGAAATTAGTTTTTCCTGCTTCTCGTTGTCAGCAGTAATGCTCGCCATCCAACGCTGTGCTTCTTCTAACTTTCTTTTCTTGTCGTTGAAGTTTTCCCAGCACTTGTGTGCTTCAATCTCTGCTTCAATGTTAATCTTTTCTAGGACAGCAATGCTCTGTTCCAATTCTGCAACGGACTGTTGTTTGCTATCTTCCCACATTCGCTGTTTGCGCTCAAGGCTTTCAATATTCTGTTGTATTCTTTCGTTCGAAGCCTTGACAGTTTCTATTCTTGTGTTTTCAGTCGTGATGGCATCTCTGTTAAGGCGCATTTTTTCTTTCAATGCTTCTGCCTTTTCGGAAAGCAGAGTGATACCCAACAGTTGTTCAATAATCATTCGCTGATCATTGCCCTTCATTGATAGGAAAGGTTCAGTGTAGGTGTTTAGCGCAAGAATGTGCTTGAACATATCATGGCTCATTCCAAATAAATCTTCGATGGCCTTTTGTGTTTCTCTGCTGTCACCCTGTGCTTCATCTTGATCAGTTGGTTCCTGCTCAGTTCCGTTGACAGTAAACTTTAATATGTTGGGTTTTCTGCCCCTGTGTATGCTGTATTCAATACCGTCCTTTTCAAATTCTATGGTAACAAGCATGCCCTTGCCATTAATTTTATTGATAAGGTTATCACGCTTGATGTTTGTTAGTGCGTTGCCGTAGATTGCATAACTCAGTGCGTTGACAATAGTTGTCTTACCAGTGCCGTTTCTGGAACCACTATCGTCACCGCCTAAGTCAAGGTTTTCACCCAAGACAAGAGTTAGTTCACCCTTGTCAAAATCAATTGCCTGGGTTTGATTGCCCACGCTCATGAAATTTTTAACTGTTATATTTTTAATCTTGATCATAGGTCG